CATTAGAAAAATTCCCTACAGCTCCTACCGAGGGAGCTGAAGTAGGGACTGCATCCGCTTGAGTATAACTTTGGGAATACGAGAAGGCGGCTCCTGGGTTATCTTGCGTTGCAGCAATCGTTCCAGGCGTATAAACGCCACTCGTAATTGTCCCAACCGAGACGGTGTTTGCAGTTGTGCCATCAGTTGTATCTACGTTAGAACCTGCTGCTGAAAAACTCGACCCAATCCTCTGAGCCTGAGTTGCAGCAGCATTAACCGTTAGCTGAGTGCTGGTGGTTATTGCATGGGTTATATCAGCCCTAGCAGGAGCTGCAAGAAACAATAGGAATATTAATAATTTCATTCCTTAAACCTCCCCGTAACAGGATCTACTTCTCTACCAGTAATGGGATCAGTCTTAACAACTTCAGCTCCATTAATAGTTAAAGGAGTTTGTACTCTAATGACTTGTTCAGCCTGTTGTGTATTGCTTTTAGCAATCATTGCCTCCATATCTTCTTTACTTACGCCATTACCTTTGCTTTTATCCTTAGCTGTAGCCAAACCAAAGGTACTTAAGGCTCCTGTAAATACCGACGCAATAAATGTTGGATCAAAATTCTGCTTTTGGAAGCCGGGCAAATCAACGTACGCCAAAGTTAAGATAAATCCGCTCCAAATGACAATTCCCAAACGGACAGCAACTCCAATGAGTGCAACTTGTTCTTCTTTATCTGGAGTAATCTCTTCCAGCTTTTGAAAAACATTCTTTTTCTTTTCCTCCTTTATTTCAGAAGGCGGTGGAGTTTGGTTGTCTGCCATAAATAAATATAATGCAACTTAACATTAGCGTTAAATTAACCAAAATACATGAACGAGATCTGGGCAGCACTCGTTGGAGTAGCAGCAACAACAGTCGTAGTAGCTGTTAGTAATAACAGTTCAAGGAAAGATCGAGACATTCGTGAACTTTTTCACCGAGTAGTCTCACTTGAGAAACAGGTAGCAGCTTTAGAACCTAGAAAATGGAGAAGTTAGCGAGGATTCTTAGGAAAGATATGAAGATCTTCCACTTCAAAGTCCAAGATCTCCCAAGTATCAACATCAGCAGCAACATCCCAAGCATTATCAGGATCTTTTGCTACAACAACAGTTTGGAAACCACCAACATGGTTGCTCATACCGACAAAAGCAGAAGGTATTCGTATTACAAAAGCTCTAGGCTTAATGACCTGGGATTCGCATCCAGGTTTCTTCTCCTCTTCCTTTCGACAAAGATGCAAGAGGTATTCCAAGTACCTTTGCATCGAGAGCCCCCTCGATTTCGCCCTTGTACGCAGCCAATTCAAGATCCCAGAGTTCTGATTCACGTTCTTTAATGGCTCTGTTTTCATCTATAGCAAGAGATTCATTCCAATACTGTATTGCACCAGCTAACGCATCTAATCTGTCATCGTGTTGTAAGCAATTTTTATCGACTGTTAAATGTGTAAGTTGATGGAATAGTTGATAACTAAGAGCAGCTTCTACAGGATCATCTTCTCTACCTTTTGAATCATTTTCTACAACAGAGCGATTAATAATTAACCGATGTTGGTTTAATACAGGTTCAAGTGCATTAATAATTCTTCTTTCTTTTTGCATATTGCTTCTAACAGGTTCAACAGTACAGGGATAAACATTTCTTAGATAAGGCTGAAGCAAACTTTCAAGCATCCCTTGTCCAAATTGATCTTCAAGAAGAATCAGTTTTACTTTTTGTCTTTTAGCTGCTTGAGCTAAACCTTCTAAGACTGGTTGTGTATAACCTTCTCTAAATGCACCGACTTCTAATACAAATAAATTTCCATTTAGGTGAGCGACTATTGCATAAGCAGTTTCATCGAGGCCTCTTCCTGATGGGTCAATAAACATGACGCATCCTTGGAACTCAATCCAATCTCCATGTATAAAAGCTGGTCGATGAAAGTAATCACCACTAAATCCAACGCTAGGTAGGTCATTTATTCTGTATTCAGCTCCAGAAGACCACACAAGCTTCTCTGGTGCGTTCTTATTAACCTCCATAACAATTAGATCAGCCAACTTCAGAGGGAATCTCTGCATGTCAGAGAGTGTTGTATCGAGTTGGAACTGCAATGTGAACTGTGATCGTCCATAACTTGCTTCTCTTTCGATTAGATCTATCTCAGAGAAGCGATCTGGATCAGTTGGTCTTCCTTTTCTTTCAATACATCTATCTAATATCACTGGAGCTAGTGCATCTCCGTACTTTTCTGGCTTCTCTGGATACCTAGAAGGCCAAATACGACACTCATAGCCTCTACTTCTTAGCTTGTTATAGATACTTTCTTCAGTTTGAGGCGTTCCAAGGAACATAATTTCCCCACCTGGCTTCAATATCGCATTAAATTCTCCGACTGAGTGTAATAATTTCTCTCTCATCCCTACTGTCCATGCAGTATTAGGAACTTCAACGTCATCAGCAAGTATCAAATCTGCCCTAGACCCCGTTAATTGTCCAAAAATACCAACAGATTTAACACTAGGACTTTGATCTGGGATCGCTGGCCTGACATCAAACCTATTACTTGCACTCCTTTGCTCATCTCGATCTGGATCTAAGCATTGAAGTAACGACATCTCCCTTATTAATCTCAAACAAAACTGGGCAAAGTCATCTGCTCTCGTCTTACTAGCAGATACAACCATAATTTTCTTCTGTGGATCATTCCTCAACAGCCACAACACATAAGCTGCTGCCATCCAACTCTTTCCTACTCCTCTAAATGCCTCAATAATTCTTCTCTTTGGCCCATCCTGCATATATTCTCCTATATCTAACTGCACTGGTGTCGGATCTGGCAGTTGCAAATGCCTCCATACCAGTACTAAGAAATACCTAAAGTCCTCGCTATACGCTTCAGGTAGTTTCTTCCATCCTTTCTTCATCTATGCTCTCTTCTTTTGAAATGCTACTACATTCTCTATCTCTGGTAATGCCTTAGCCAATTCCCCAAACTCTGTATCCTCCACTGGCTGGGCATTGATCTGATTATCTTTTAAAAACTGCCTTATTACATTCAAATATGCTGTACTTACTTCCCCTTCCCTCAACTTTTCCAAGCACCAATGACTCAACATGTCATGCACATCAGCTAATACATCTTGCTTCTTCATACCTTTCCTTTAAAACTTCCTTCATCTTATACACAAATGCGTCGGGAGTCTCACCCACCACAGGAAGACTCCCTTCTCTGACACTCTAGTGGGTGATGGGGGAACATTCCAGAGTATCTCACGCAACATAACAGTCCCTCACTCACTGTCCATATATGAAGAACACAATCCACCCTATCTAAGATCGATCTTGCTTTTTTGGTAGAAAAATCTGAGGCGCTTACGCTCTATTGGCGATCTTCGATCACCCCCCTTCGGCCTTTCCTTATTTATCTGAGGGGGGGGAGGGGTCAGTTGTAAGCGATCTTTGTTTTTTGGGGGCATCCCTGGAGAATCTTTTTTTACTGTCTGGGGCTGGGCTTTGACACTTTCTTTTTAACCGCACATTGCGAAAAGAATCTTTTTGGAGTATGATGGAAATCTGGACGGAATCCATCGAGGCTGGCAAGTCTTTTAAGGGATCGTTCACTTCATCGATCGCTCCGAGTCGTACAAAAAGAAGAGTCGCACTCTTCACCGCACCTTCGACAATTGAATTATGTCAACACGTTCAAGGATTGGAATCCTTAATCAAGATGGATCTATTGAATCTGTCTACCATCATTCTGATGGGTATCCTCAATGGCTTGGTGTTGTACTGAAGCGACACTTCTCTAACTCTTTGAAAGTAAGAGATCTAATGGAGGGGGGAGATATTAGTTGTATTCGATCTACTACAGATTGGAGCATGAAAGAACTAGATCAACCCATTATTAGAACTTACAAGATGAGAGGGGAGAATTGCCCATCAGCAGAACATGAAGACCTAAAGGATTTCTTGTTATATGACACGGTACAGATTGAATATTCCTACTTGTGGAATCCAAATACTATGAACTGGTCTTGCTGGAAAGCAAATTACGATTATGAGTGGGGGATACCAAAAGCCCCAACTAATGAAGTAATACCAGACAAGCACCCAGAAGAAGTGAGAACTAATAAAGTTCTTCTCTAGCTAATCCGTAAAAGCGGGAGGCCAGGTGCAAACCCTGGTCTAGCTATTCCCTCTTAACTGAGGGACTAAACCCACCACATAGGAATTTAATTATGGCTAGAACTACTATTGCTTCACTCAC